ATCCTCATGGTGGGACCACACAACAAGACGGTCGTATCAGGGTTTGCTGGTATCGCGGCTCAGCGTTACATGGCGCCAAGCGACAGCCCAACGACAATCATTGGGGCGGCAGACGTTTACATGTCTGACTTCGGCACCTTGAATGTGGTTGCAAACCGCTTCTCGCGTGAGCGCGATGCGTGGCTGCTTGACCCAGAGTATGCATCCGTTTGCTACCTGCGTCCGATCCAAAACGTAGAGCTCAGCAAAACCGGCGACGCCTCCAAGTCTATGGTTATCGCGGAGTTCGGCTTGAAGGTTCTCAACGAAGCGGCTCACGCCGTCGTGGCAGACCTCAACGTATCATAAGTATAAGCGGGGCGGCTTCGGTCGCCCCCTTCACTTTGGAGGAAAGTATGAAAAAGCGTTTATTTGGCCACGATCCCCTTACAGGCATTACCGAGTATTGGCATGTTACAGACAAGGGTGAATACGTTATCGAAAAGATACAGGACGTCACGGCGATTGCCGAAGCGAACAAGCGCCAATACAATGACACGCCAAGCAAATATAGGGACGTCAACAAGGTAGCATCCATTCCGCTTTCGGTGTATTATGAGTTGAAGCGCCAAGGAATTGCAGACGATCCGAAGGCATTTAGAAAGTGGTTGAACGACAGTAATAACCAAGTGTTTAGAACGAGAGCGGGTGCACTGTAATGAAGCCGCGTTATAAGCAGCCGTCAAGGAGACAGGCATGGCACTATCAACATATGCAGATTTAAAAGCTGCAATTGCAAGCTGGTTAAACCGCGCCGATCTCAGTTCAACAATACCTGATTTTATTAGGCTTGCGGAAAGCACATTAAACGATGTGTTGCGCCAAGCTGATATGATCACACAGTCAACCGGCATTACGATTACGTCTGGAAAGGCAACTTTGCCGGCGGACGCTTTGGAGATAGTTTACGCGCAGGTTGGGTCTACGGAAGACGAACCACTGGAGCAAATTTCTCCGCAGCAACTTACTATGCTGCGCCGCACGCGCACGCGAGGGGCTGCTAATCCACGCTTTTTTGCAATTATTGGCCGTCAAATTGTGGTGACGCCCACGCCGGCATCTGGCACTTTAGATATTAACTATTACCAGCGCATTCCAACGCTTGTTGGCGGTCTTGATAGCGGGACAAACTGGCTCTTAACTGACGCGCCGCATTTATACTTGTATACAAGCCTTCTTCACGCGACCCCGTTTCTTATGGATGATGCGCGGTATGCCGTGTTTCAAAACGCAGTTTCCCAGCAAGTAATGGCGAGCGTGAAGTCGCAGCAAACGCTATCTTTAGATGACGTGAAGGCAGCGGGCTTCAGCTTGAGAGCTCCAACTGATCTTGCCGCGCAGGCTATGGACGCTAAAGCCGCTGTAAGCAATGCAGCAAATAACATGTAAGGTGCATAATGCCGTCTACTTATTCAGAATTAAAAGACCAAGTTATAAACTTCTTAAATAACATGTCGGCAGAGCAAACTGTTGACACGTTTATTGACTTGGCAGAGGCAGACATGTCGCGTCGCGTGCGCCATTGGCGCATGGAAAAGCGCAGTACGGCGGATCTGGACACGCAATATAGCACTCTGCCCGCTGACTTTTACGAGCCTATCAGGCTCAGCATTACGAGTGGCAACACACACCGCTTGGAGTTGGTCAGTCAGGGCGAGATGATGGACAAGCGGATGCGCGGATTAAATACTGCCGCGCGTCCAAAATACTACGCTTTAACAGATGGTACGATTGAGGTGTATCCCACGCCGGATACAACATATACCTTGGAAATGGTGTATTACTCAAAAATTGTTCCACTGGATAGCATTAACACAAGCAACTGGCTGCTAACATATTTTCCAGATGCCTATCTGTACGGTACGCTTATACACAGCGCGCCATACTTAGGCGAAGACGCCAGAATGCAAGTTTGGTCTGCGTTGTACGAAAAGGCAATTGATGGTATTAATGCAGACAGCAATAAAGCAAAATTTGGTGGCTCCGGCCATCGCATCAAAATAAGGAGCTACTAATGGCAAGTTTAGGTGATCGCGTTTTTGATGAGGGTCTGACGGTCCTTTCAGACGAAGCAAACAAAATAACAATTACTTCGCAGGAAGCAACGACATACACGGACGGTAATTCTACATATGCACTGGGAAGCACCACGTCTGTGACGATTGGTCAACCTACAGACCGATCAGGCGGTGGTCGTGAGGTTACAGTAAGCGCCGTTTCAGACGGCAGTGTAAGCGCTACTGACACAGCAACACATTACGCCATTTTGGACACAACCAACTCACGTTTGCTTGCAACGGGTAGCTTGTCTGCGTCTCAATCTGTGACTGACGGAAACTCATTCACATTGGCATCTTTTAAGATCGGCATACCAGATCCTTCTTAAAAATCAATAATTTAGGAGGGTTACGGGATGGCGCTTGTTGTCGCTGATCGCGTCCAAGAAACCACGACCACAACTGGAACTGGAACCTATGTTCTCGCTGGTGCGAAAGATGGGTTTCAGTCCTTTGCGGCCATTGGTAATGGTAATACGACTTATTATGCCTGTACTGATGGTACAGACTATGAGGTCGGTATTGGTACTTATACACTATCAGGGACAACACTTGCCAGAACTACGATCATCGAAAGCTCTAATTCAGATGCAGCAGTAAACTGGGGCGCTGGTAGTAAGGATATTTTTGTTACTTTGCCAGCGTCGAAGGCGACTTTCCTTGATGCTTCTGGTGATTTTACACTTGTTGGCGCTTCTTATAACGCTGTTTGGGATAAGTCCAACAATGCGCTTGAGTTTGCAGACAATGCTAAAGCCATCTTCGGTGCTGGGTCTGACCTTCAGATTTATCATAATGGTTCGAATAGTTACATTGATGAAGTTGGCACTGGAAGCATTTTTTTACGAACTGACGGAAATGCTGTTATAATTACCAACTCCACAGGAACAAAGGTCAGCGGAAGATTTTTCCCAGATAGTATAGCTGACTTGTGGTATAACGGTTCCCTAAAATTTCAAACAGAAAATACAGGCGTTCGGGTGTATGGCGATCTCGCTGTCACAGGAACCGTTGATGGCGTTGACATTGCCACGAACATCCCATCCTCTCTTGGGACTGCTGGGCAGGTATTAACAGTCAATTCGGGTGCTACGGCTGGTGAGTGGGCTTCTTTGCCTTCTGTCTCTTTAGCAGAACAAGAGTTCACGGCGACCTCTGGTCAAACAGTTTTCACGGTAACTGGTGGAATAACGAATGCTGATAATGTAAGTGTTTATCTTAATGGCTCAAAATTGTTCTCAACTGATGTTACTATTTCTGCCGCTGCAAATACCGTTACACTTGCAACAGGCGCAACAACTGGTGATCTGATTACTGTCACAGAAGTGGCTGGCGCTGCTAGTGGCGGCTCTAGTGGTGGGGTCACAACAGGAAAGGCTATCGCTATGGCGATTGTATTTGGGTAATTAAATGGCTGCACCTAATATAGTAAACGTAGCAACAATCACAGGCAAGACCTATGCCGCTGCTCTTGGCACTACCGTCACAACCTCACTGGTGAGTAACAGCGCATCCTCTGGCAAGGTGTTTAAGATTAACACTATTTTGGTCAGTAATGTCGACGGGGCAAATCCTGCAACGGTCACCGTAGACCACTATGACGGGACCACAGGTTATAAAATTGCAAGCACGATAAACGTCCCTGCCGATAGTACATTATTTCTGCTGGACAAAAATTCATCCTTATACCTTGAAGAAGGTTGCTCAATTCGTGGCGGCGCTTCTGCTGCATCTGACCTTGAAATCCTAATCAGCTACGAGGAAATCAGCTAATGGTTGGGTTTGTTGGAAATGGGCCTCATTTAACAACTGCGGGTGAGAGTGGCGTCTACACTTTGGCTCAGACTGTTGAAGGGTTTTATCCTCCAACTATTCCCGATCTTGATAATTATGTTTACGAGGGTGCTACTCAATCACTTGATTGCTCGCCACCCGAACTTTCCCCAGAGGATTTATATATTACGCCCGATGGCCTTAATATTTTCTTTACAGGCAGATCAGGAGATGTAGTTGCAAAAGCACCTTTATCAACCGCCTATGATTTAACATCTGCGGGAACAATCACAA